GCACAGGCTGAAATGGATGGTATTACTGAGGAATTAGACAAGATTGAGGGTGTTGAGCCGTCACAGATCGATTACGACTGTACGTTGCTTGAATGCCATGTGGATTTGGATTTAGAGGGTTATGAGGACGTTGACGACGAGGGGGAGCCTACAGGAATTAAGATTCCTTACGTTGTAACGATCTCACAGGACAATGGTGAAATCTTATCCATTAGACGCAACTATCGGGAAGACGATGAGTTGAAGCGTAAGATTCAATATTTTACGCACTTCAAGTTCTTGCCTGGTTTTGGCTTCTATGGATTAGGTTTGATTCATACCATTGGCGGCTTGTCACGGACGGCTACTGCCGCGTTGAGACAGTTGATCGATGCTGGTACTTTGTCCAACCTCCCCGCTGGCTTCAAGGCCAGAGGACTTCGTATCAGGGACGATGACGATCCACTCCAGCCCGGTGAATTCAGAGATGTGGACGCTCCGGGCGGTGCCATCCGTGACTCCCTCATGCCATTACCTTTCAAGGGTCCTGATGCAACGTTGTTCCAGTTGTTGGGATTTGTTGTTCAGGCAGGGCAGAGGTTTGCAACTATTACCGACTTGAAGGTTGGTGATGGTAATCAGAGTGCAGCGGTCGGTACGACTATTGCAATGATGGAGCAAGGCTCACGGGTGATGAGCGCTGTACATAAGCGGTTGCATTACTCCATGCGACAGGAGTTTAAGATCCTGTCTCGTGTGATGAGCGAGAGCTTACCGCAGGAATACCCCTACTCCGTTCAAGGTGCTGATGCAAGTGTCATGCGTGAAGACTTTGATGATAGAGTGGATGTGATTCCGGTAAGCAACCCGAACGTATTCAGTCAGGCGCAACGGATCGTGTTGGCGCAAACCAAACTACAATTAGCGGGTGCTGCACCGGAATTGCACAACATGCACGAGCTTTATCGTGACATGTATGAAGCATTGGGTGTGACCGATGTAGATAGGATTATGAAGGCGGTTCCGACAGACGATCCAATGCCTATTGATCCTGCTCAGGAAAACATCAATGCTTTGGATATGTTGCAGCTTAAGGCGTTTGAAGGACAAAACCATCAAGCGCATATTATGGCGCACTTGGTCTTTGGAACGAGTGCCATGGTTGCTTCTTTACCGCCAGTTGCTATGGCGCTACAAAAGCACGTTATGGAGCACGTCAAAATTGCTGCACAGGAGCAGGCCATGGTTGCATTTTCGCAACAGGTTCAGCAGGCTCAACAACAAGGTATGCAGATCTCTCCAGAAGACGAGATGCTACAAATGGAGCAGCTTACGGCTCAGTTTATTGCGGAAGGTATGCAACAGGTTAAAGACTTGTCTGGTCAGCTATCTGGAGCTGGTCAACCTGATCCGTTGGTCAAGCTTAAAGAGCAAGAGCTACAGATTAAAGCTCAGGCTGAACAGAACGACGCTCAGATGGATGCTCAGAAGCTACAGCTTGATGCACAGGCTATGCAAAACCGTCAATCACAATTCCAGCAGAGGCTTGCTTCGCAAGAGAAACAAACTGCTGCTAGAATACAATCAGCGATGGAACGTGAGCTACTCAAACAAAGGTCTCGGTAATGGAAAGCTTCATGGATTTTTGGCCGGTTATTTCCGGCATCATTGCGGTGGCGGCTATTGGGGTAGCTTTTCGTGCTGAGATTACGGTCCGCGTTAAAATCCTTGAAGATAAAGTTAAAACACTTTTTGATTTGATCAACAAGATGAAATGAAAAACTTTGATATAGCCAAAGCATTAGCTAGTTTAGTACCTGTTTTACTGGCGGCTATGTGGTGGGTTATATCTTCTATTGGCGCCATACAGTCAGAAATTCAGTTGATCAAGGCGAATCAAGCTCAATTGATTAGTCCGTCTGGAGAGATTGTTCCAAGTCCTGGCAACGCTTTTGCGCGTCAGGAATTAAAAGAGGATATGCTAGAGCATATTCATGATTTGAAAGTGAGAGTTAAACTTTTAGAGGAAAGAGGTAAATAATTATGGGATTTGCAAGCATGCTCAAACCAGCAATGTTGTCCGCTGCAAAAGCAGTTAAACCTTTAGTTCAACAAGTCCAATCGTCTCAACAGCCGGTAGCCTCGGTGGTTAGTGGAACACCTACTGCGGTATCTGGTGGTGGTTTGATGAATCTTTCTGGGATAATGCAGCTTTTAAATGATCCTAAAATTAGAGAACAGTTGAATTTAAGCACACCCGTAGCAGAGCAACCTGCGGCTCCGGCGGCTAATCAAATGAGCTTATCTCCAGAGCAGCAAGGTTTTATGAATACGGACGCATACAAACAAGGGTACGCTAATTATCTTCAAAATCTAGCTTCTCCGGGATCTGCGGTAACGCCAAAGGCTGTCAGCTATATTGATATATATGAAGATATGAAGCGAGATTCAGCCAGACTTAATCCATTTCAAAGGAGATAATCATGAAAGGTCGAGTAAAGTATATGGGGTCAGCCCCTAAAGATGCACCTAAAGCCGTTGAGTACGCTCAAATTGATAAGCAAGGTCGCATTCCTTATGGCAAAACAGCAGACGCTCCGATGGCCGTGGATACTCGTAAGCGCATGAAGATGCGTGGAACGGGAGCCGCGATCAAAGGTACAGAGTTTTACGGGTGTTACCATGCCTCTGACAAGGGGTAAAAGTAAGAAAGCCGTAAGCAGTAATATCCGCAAATTAAGGGAAGAGGGCTATAAGCAAGATCAAGCGGTCGCTATAGCCTTATCTACTGCGGGTAAATCCAAGAAACCAAAAACTAAAAAAGCCAAGAAAGCCAAGAAAGCTGTGGCTTAGAAGGGAGACGTTATGTTTTCTGTAGCGATGGAAAAGTGGAATGAGTACAAGATGGTTTTTGCCAAGAGGTGGACGGCCATTTTTGTTTCTTGTGCGGTAGTTATGACGCAGGGTAATTTGCTGAAGTTGTTTAGCGCAAAGCATTTGTTTACAGCTGGTAAAACAGGTTTGTTAGGTGCAATACTGATTATTGCTGGGATGATTGTAGCTAAGGAAAAAGCGGATGATCATTATGTAAAAGCCGCGATGATTGGTGCTGGTGCTACGGTTGCTGACTATGCGGTTCATGCGCCGAGCCTGGTTGAGTCTGTAATTACAGGTCTTTTGAGCATGGGTTTAGCCTGGTGTATTTCTAAGGGTATGGCTAAAGTCTGTCAGTGCCCATAAGGAGGTTGTATGGCGTTACCTTTTTTAAGTTCTTTAATCGAACCAGTAACAGGCTTACTGGATAAGTTTGTTGAAGACAAAGATCAGAAAGCGAAACTAGCTCATGAAATTTCAACCATGGCAGATCGGCATGCACAACAACTTGCCCTTGCACAAATTGAAGTCAATAAAGCGGAAGCAGCTAGCAGTTCTGTTTGGAAAGGCGGATGGAGACCATTTGTGGGCTGGGTTTGCGGCACTGCCTTTGCTTATCATTTTGTTATCCAGCCTTTGGCTATTTTTGGTCTCGCTGCCTATGGTATGGAAGTACCTGCTCTCCCTGATTTCGAGATGGGTCAGTTGATGACTGTGCTCATGGGTATGTTAGGACTTGGTGGACTTCGTAGCTTTGAGAAAACTAAGGGAGTTGCTAGGTAATGGCAAGGATCAAACTAGAGGTTGCTCCAAGAGTTAGGATAAAAAAGAAAACGTCAGACGGGAGTTCTGTTAACTCCCGTCCGCGCAGTAAACATGCAAAGCGTAATTTCAAAAAATATCGAGGACAGGGTAGATGAGTTTTCAGCTCTCGCAGCGTAGTTTAGATCGTTTGAAAGGTGTTGATCCTAAGTTAGTTGAAGTTGTTAAGAGAGCTATTGAGATTACGGAAGTAGACTTTGGCGTGACAGAGGGTTTAAGAACTCTGGAACGTCAGAAAGAATTAGTCGCTAAAGGGGCCAGTCATACACTAAAAAGCAAGCATATTGGAGGTAGAGCCGTTGATTTGGTTGCGTATGTAGGGCCTCGTGTTAGTTGGGAATTAAAGCTATATGACGATATAGCTGATGCAATGCGTCAAGCTGCCCATGAATTAGATGTATCTCTTCGTTGGGGTGCTGCGTGGCATAAAGATTTAACCGAATCTAGTCTTCCAGCAGAAGATTTGATGAATGAATACGTTGATCTACGTCGTTCACAGAACAAAAGACCGTTTATAGACGCTCCGCACTTTGAATTAGCATAAATCAATAGCTTATCTTGTATGAGATATGATAAGATAATCTACGATTTTATTAGACTATATGCGAGGTGCGATGGATGAAATCTATGTAGCTGAAGCGGTATTTAGAATTATTCGTGAACGTAAAGCTGGAATTGTAGATTTATTGCAATACGGCAACGTTAAATCAATGGAGCAGTATCGTGAGCTAATGGGAAACATGGACTCCCTAAATCACGTGGAACAGGAACTCAAGGGCCTGCTAGAAAAACAGGAGCAATCAAATGACTGAAGAAGTAAAAGACGAGAAGCCAAATCTGGCTGACGCTTATGTAGATAAGCCAATTCTAAACCCAGAATTGATCGATAAATCCTTAATAGACAGAATGCCTCAACCAACCGGTTGGAGGATTCTTATACTTCCTTATAAAGGTAAAGCTAAAACGGAGAGCGGGATTTTCCTACCCGACGAAGTTCAAGACAAAAAGCAGATATCAACTCAGGTTGGCTATGTGCTTCGTGTTGGTCCATTAGCTTACAAAGACACGGAAAAATTCCCATCTGGCGCTTGGTGTCAAGAAAAGCAATGGGTCATGTTTGCCAGATATGCCGGGTCTAGGTTCCAGATAGATGGTGGAGAGGTTCGTATTCTTAACGATGACGAGATCCTAGCTACTATTCTTGATCCAGAAGATATTCATCACTTATAAGGAATAAATAATGGCTGAAGAAGAAAAAGATTATGAAGTAGACAATGAGCCGGATACAGAAGTTGAGGTTCCTGAACAGGAAAATCAGGTAGAAGCTTCTGATAATACGGATGATTCTGATGATCAATTTAAGAAAGCTGAGTCTGCGACTCAGAAAAGAATTGATCGTCTTACCAAGAAAATGCGTGAAGCCGAACGTAGGGAGCAGGAGGCTATAAATTACGCAAGACAGGTCCAAACCGAGTCTCAGCAACTAAAACAACGTATGGATAACCTAGATACTAGCTATGTATCTGAGTTTTCCACACGAGTTACGGCTCAGATGGAACAAGCTGAAAATGAGCTATCTAGGGCTATGGAGCTTGGCGATACTAAAGCTGCGGTTGAAGCACAACGCAAAATCACAGCTTTGGCTATTCAGGCGGATAGGGCGGAACAAGCTCGTTCCCAGCAAGAAGCTTATGCTAAACAAATGCAAGCACAGGCTCAGTATCAGCAGCAAGCGGCTCAACAACAAAAAGCTGCTCCTAAGCGACCTGATCCTAAAGCCGAACAGTGGGCCGTGAAAAACAAGTGGTTTGGTCAGGATCAAGCCATGACGTATGCGGTTTTTGGTATTCATAAAAAACTTATTGAAGATGAAGGGTTTGACCCGCAAAGTGATGAGTACTATACTGAGCTAGATCGACGAATGTCGGAGGAATTTCCGCATAAGTTGAAAGGCCAAAGCAAACGACCCGCTCAGACGGTTGCTTCAGCCTCAAGAACAGCCACAACTGGGCGCAGTGGGAAAAAGGTTCGTCTCACCCCGAGCCAAGTCGCAATAGCGAAAAAATTGGGTGTGCCACTTGAAGAATACGCGAAATACGTGAAGGAGTAATAGAGATGACTGAGAATACAAAAATCGATAGAAGCTCCCGCGCAAGTAATACCAGGGAGAAGAAGGCTGTGCGTAAGCCTTGGGCTCCACCCTCTGTACTAGATGCACCACCTGCACCTGACGGGTTTAGACATCGATGGATTCGTGCTGAGTCACGAGGCTTTGATGATACTAAAAACGTTAGCGCAAAAATGCGGGAAGGCTATGAACTGGTTCGTAAAGACGAATATCCAGATTTTGAAGCCCCTGTTATTGAATCGGGTAAATATACGGGTGTCTTTGGTCAGGGCGGGTTGATTCTCGCTAGAATTCCTGTTGAAACTGTTGAAGAGCGAACTGAGTACTTCCGACAAAGAAGTCAAGATCAAATCGACGCAGTGGATCACGATATGATGCGAGAAAATTCCCATTCAACCATGACGATTAATAAACCTGATCGTCAATCTCGTGTAACTTTTGGTGGTCCGAAAAAATAATAAAGTAGGGCTGCCCTTTTAGGAGAAAATATCATGGCAAATACAAACACTGCCTATGGTCTTCGTCCTATCGGGCTTGTTGGAAGCGCTGCAAACTCTACTGGGGTTACTCAGTATGAGATTGCTTCTAACAACACTAACGCTATTTATCAATACTCTATTTGCGTTCCTACGGCATCTGGAGTTATTGATCAAGCTGGTGACACCGCAGGTGGAACTACGCAAGCGCTTGGTGTACTGATGGGCGTTGAGTACCATGACTCTGTACAGAAAAAACCTGTATGGATTAACTACTGGCCTGGTTCGGCATCTGTTAGCGTTGACACAAACTACCCTGTAAAGGCGTTTGTTGCTGACGATCCTAACCAACTCTTTAAAGTTGCGTCTGACGCATCATTGACTAACCGTGCAACAGCTCTAGCTACAGTATTCGCTAACGCTTCGCTAGGTACTTCTGCTCGTTCAGGTAGTACTGATAACGGTTGCTCAACAAGTGCGCTAAGTGTGTCTTCAGTTGCTACAACAGCTACGCTACCATTGCGTATTGTTGGCATTGCAGACGATGAGGCTAACAGCGATTACACTGCTGCTGGTATTCCACTCATTGTTCGCTTGAACGCTCACTTTAACGCTGGAACCCGAAGTTTTGATTCGCAGACAACTGCGAACTCAACTGGTATTTAAGGAGGGATAAAAAATGGCTATTTCTCGCGCACAACTGGCGAAAGAGCTAGAACCCGGCCTTAATGCCTTGTTCGGGCTCGAATATAACCGTTACGAAAATGAGCATTCTGAAATCTTTGAAGAAGAGTCATCTGACCGAGCCTTCGAAGAGGAAGTAATGCTCGCTGGATTCTCAACTGCACCTGTTAAGAGCGAAGGCGGAGCCATCAGCTTTGACGATGCACAAGAGACATTTACAGCTCGTTACACTCACGAAACAATCGCGCTTGCATTCTCGATCACAGAAGAGGCTATCGAAGATAACCTTTATGATCGTCTTGCTTCGCGGTACACCAAAGCCCTTGCACGTTCAATGGCTCAGACAAAGCAGATCAAGGCAGCTTCTATCTTGAACAATGCGTTCAACACAAGCTACCCTGTAGGTGACGGTGCAGCTCTTTGCTCATCAGCACATCCAAGCATGTCTGGTAACCAGCGTAACGTATTGTCAACAGCGGCTGACCTCAACGAGACTTCTCTTGAGCAGATGCTTATTGACATTGCAGGTCTTACCGATGAGCGTGGTCTAAAGATCGCTGTTCGTGGTACAAAGCTGATTATCCCTAAAGAGCTGCAATTCATTGCAGAGCGGGTTATCAACTCTAACCTACGTTCAGGAACTGCTGACAACGACACAAACGCAATGAAGAGCATGGGAATGATTCCTGAAGGCGCAGTGGTTAACCACTTCCTAACGGATACAGACGCATTCTTCATTAAGACAGACGCACCTAACGGCTTCAAGTACTTCAACCGTTCGCCAATCAAGACGGCAATGGAAGGTGACTTTGACACCGGTAACATGCGATTCAAGGCACGTGAGCGTTATAGCTTCGGTGTCTCTGACTGGCGTTGTGTCTTCGGTACCCCAGGTGCTGCATAAACCAATGTAATATAAGACAAAATCTTATATTTAAGGTTTAGGAAGGGATAGGTAAAACTATCCCTTTCTTTTTGCGTTAAAGTTTTGTATTCTATAGGTATCCTGACAGTCGCATGGGGCGACTGACATTTGCCACGACAGGAGAAAAACATGGCTACTACTACTTTTTCTGGTCCTATTAAGGCCGGTTCAGTCCGCGAAGGCGCATCTGCCAACGTCGGTTTTGTTCTAATGGCACAAAGTGCAAACGTTGTTTTCGGTGCAGACGGCACAGAAACCGTTGTTGCAACGCTACCTGCCAATAGTCAAATTTATCAAATCGCGGTTGATGTAACGACTGCCTTTGATGCAGGAACAACTAATACGTTTGATCTTGGTGACGGCTCAACAGCTAACGAATATGCTGATAACCTAGATGTCAGCAGTGCTGCTAGAGTTCTTGCTACATCAGACGTGTCTCAGATCCCAAATCTGATTGATATCGGTTCTTCTGATGTAAACGTAACAGTGACTTACAATCAGTCTGGAACTGCTGCTACAGCGGGTGCAGCTACGGTAACTGTTCTTTATCTACAGAACAACAACCTCTCATAAGGGGTAAATCATGGCTAATTCAGACGTAAAATCAAAACGTCTGACCGGGACAGGCTCGGCTTCGGTAGGTCGAGCCCGACTCCGCCAGGTTCAGGTATTGACTGGTGCGGGTGCTGGACGATTGACTTTGACAGATGGTAGCGGGGGATCAACAATTCTTGATATTGATTTCTTAGCTTCAGATTCTCACTCGGTCAACATTCCAGACGAAGGTCTTTTGTTTACTAGTGATATTGAAGTCGATACGGCTACTAATATCACCGCTATGACTATATTTTATAGTTAAGGGGCACTGCTATGGCTCGTGAAACTAGTTCTATTTCTCGTGTAGGAACCACAGAGCCGTTTGAAATTCAAGTATCTAGGGGGCAGATAACCTATCATACTCAACTGTTTAAATACGGATATAATCCTTTGATTATTAACGTAAATGAAACAATTTGGGACGGTGGGGGTATCTATTCATACCCATCTTCAGCTTTAGCGATGACTGCCACAAGTGCTAGTGGCGCTACGGACGCTGGGGTTACGGGGATTATTTTTGGCTTAGATGCTGATTATCAAGAAGTTTCCGAGGCGTTTACCTTAAATGGTTCGGGAACGTATACCACGACACAAACCTTTTTACGAGTTTACCGAGCATACATTACGGGTGCCACGGCTCCCGCAGGCAATATCAACATTGCTAATGGTGGAACTACGTATGCTCGTATTACCGCCGGTGAAAATCAAACCCTGATGGCGGTGTACACCGTACCGGCAGGTAAGACCATGTACATAGAAAAAGGTACTGCAACTCACGGTACGGATACTTCTGGCGCGTACATGACCTGTCGTTTTGTGGTTAGAGAGCAGGGTTCTGTGTTTAGAACTGCATATAAGTTTGATTTGATTGGAGATCACTTGCAGTTTGAGTTTGAATTACCTTTAAAAGTACCTGAAAAAGCGGACGTTGAGGTTAGAGCTATTTGTAGTAAAAACCAAAACAACGCTATTTCTGCTTCTTGGCAAGCTATTTTAATTGAGGAAACGCAATAATGGCTTCTACTAAGAATGTTAAAAGGCTTCCTTCTGGACGAATAAGTTATCGAGGAGAGACTTTTGCTGGATATAACAAACCCAAAAGAACACCAAACGGACCAAAAAAATCTGCTGTCCTCGCTAAAAAGGGTGATGAGGTTAAGTTGGTTAGATTCGGTGATCCAAACATGTCTATTAAAAAAGACCAACCAAGCCGTAGAAAAAGCTTTAGAGCGCGTCACAGTTGTGACACCGCGAAAGATAAGTTTTCCGCAAGGTACTGGTCCTGTAAAGCATGGTGATAATATGAGCCCAGAAGACGTTTTAGCTAAACTAGCAAACCACGAAGAAAAATGTGATCTTCGTTATCAACGCATTGAAGAGCGTTTAGATGAACAGAGAGCTGACCTAAAATGGCTTCAAAAAGCCATGTGGGGAATGGTTCTTATGATCTTTATTGCTCCGCTAATTCACAAGCTTTGGGGATAAAATGGGATCTAGGGTAAAAACTGGATCAAATGTTTCACCTTGTGCTGTAACGTATTATAGAAAGGGTGGAGCGGTATCTCGTAAGTCAAAGGGTAGTAAAATTTGCCCAGAAGGTAAGGCTTGGGCAGAAAGAACGTTTGATACCTATCCTAGTGCTTACGCAAATTTAGCAGCATCGAAATATTGTAAAGATCCTAATTACGCCAAAAAAGCCAAAGGCGGTAAGCGTAAAGGTAAGTAATGGGAAAATTACAAGAATGGGTCGATGAAGAATGGGTTCGCATAGATAGTTCTGGAAACATCGCAGGAGCCTGCGGCACTTCTAAGAACAAAAAGAATCCAGATCGTTGTTTGCCAAAGGCAAAAGCGCAAAGTTTAAGTAAAGGTGAAAGAGCTTCTACCGCAAGGAAAAAGAAACGGGAAGGGGCCAAAGGTAAGCAGGTGGTTTCTAACACCCAAAAAGCTAAAGTTAGAAAGATGAAATATGGCGGTGTGGTAGCTTCAGGTTGTGGTGCTATCATGCCAAATAGGAAAAGAACTACTAAGATTGTTTAAATATGGCTACTTCAGGAAGTAAAGACTTTGAATTAGATGTAGCAGATTACATCGAAGAAGCTTTTGAGCGTTGTGGCTTGGAGGTTAGGACCGGTTACGATCTAAAAACGGCTAAACGTTCTTTAAATCTGATGCTGGCAGATTGGGCTAATCGTGGTCTTAATCAATGGACGATTAAGCAACGTTCTTTAGCACTTGTTGCAAATGATGGTGAATATGACCTAAGCACCGATGTAATTGATGTTTTGTCAGTAGTCGTTAGAGTATCTGGTACAGATTACTCAATGGAAAGATTGAGTCGGGATGAGTATTTGACTATTCCTACCAAGACTACTTCGGGTAGACCTAATCAGTTCTTTTTGGACCGTCAGCTAACACCGAACTTGAAGATATGGCCCGTTCCAGATAGCTCTACGTCTTACACTGTTTATTATGACGCATTGACCAGAATGGACGATGCGGATACCTTTACCAATACTTTGGATTTACCTTTTAGGTTTTATCCCTGTTTAGCGGCGGGTCTTGCATATTATCTTTCTTTAAAGAAAAGTCCGCAGAGAACCCAGATGCTAAAGGCCGTTTATGAAGAAGAATTTCAAAGGGCAGCCGAAGAAGATCGTGATCGTGCTTCTTTTAACGTTGTTCCTAAGTTTAGTTATTATAGGTCAGGCTGATGGCTAAGTTTGCTTCAGGCAAAGATTCGTGGGCTATTTCGGATAGATCGGGATTCCGTTATCCGTATAAAGTCATGCGCCGTGAGTGGAATGGCTTGTTGGTTGGCCCGGATGAGTATGAGCCAAAACATCCTCAGTTGGGTCCTTTTAGAAAGGTTGTTGACCCACAAGCACTACAGAATGCTAGGCCAGATCGAATAGAACCAATGGATGTGTATGTTGGAGTTCCAACAGTAGAAAATGAAAACTTAAGACCTGCTAGTGGGATTTGTCAGGTTGGTACAGTCACGGTGACGACATCATGAGTTTTACATACGCAGAATTAAAAACAGCTATTCAGGATTACACTGAAAACACTGAGACATCTTTTGTAAATAATTTGCCTATTTTCATACAGCAGGCGGAAGAGCGTATTCTAAAAAACGTTCAATTGAGCTTATTTAGAAAAAATGTTAGCGGAAACTTAACATCCTCTAACAAATATTTGGCGGCTCCTAGTGATTTTTTAGCTCCATTATCTTTATCGTTTGTAAACGGAAGCAATGATCATGTGTTTTTAGAGTTTAAAGACGCAGATTTTATACAGTCTTTTAATCCGGACGCGACAGACACAGGAACGCCTAGATACTATGCTGTTTTTGATATCAGCAACTTTATTATAGGACCAACTCCCGACAGCAATTACACAGTAGAGCTACATTATTTTTATCGTCCTGCAAGTTTAACAGCGGGGTCGGATAGCGGTACAACTTGGTTAAGTGACAATGCTCAGATCGCAATGCTTTATGGAAGCCTGTTAGAAGCTTATACTTACATGAAAGGCGAGCCGGATTTAATTTCTTTATATGAAAAGCGTTTTGCTGAAGCGATTATGGGTATGAAGATGTTCGGGGAAGCCAAAGAAGTTACGGATGAGTATCGAACTGGAAAAGTGATTAGGCCAAAACAATGATTACCACAACCGCATTAAATATGAACGTAAATCCAGAATTTACTGTAGAAGTACAAACTACGGATAAAAGGGGATTTACTCCAGATGAAGTTGCATCGCGGTGTTCTGATAAAATTATATCTATCTCGGACAGCGCGGATCCTGTCATACGGGATCAGGCTAGAGCTTTTAAAAGTCATCTTCAAAAAGTTATTTCTTTCTACATGAAGGAGGCGATTAAAAGTGATAGAACCACCATTTACAATGTTTTGATTGATTCTGGACACCCAGAATTGGCAGATTTAATAAGGAGATTATGATATGGCTATTACACAAGCTATGTGCACGTCCTTTAAAAAGGAGCTTATGTTTGGTGCACACGACTTTGCAAACGGCGCAGACACTTTCAAGTTGGCGCTTTATACTTCGTCCGCTACTTTAGATGCTAGTACAACTGCTTATTCCGCCACAAATGAAGCTAGTGGAACTGGATACACCGCCGGTGGCGGGGCTTTAACAAACGTAGATCCTACAAGCAGCGGCACAACTGCATTTACTGACTTTGCCGATCTTACGTTTTCAACAGCTACTGTTACGGCGCGTGGCGCTTTAATTTATAACACTACGCCTAACACCACGTCTATTGCACTTACCAACCCTGCGGTGATTGTTTTGGACTTTGGCTCGGACAAGTCTTCAAGTGCTGGCGATTTCACTATCGTTTTCCCTACTGCTGACTCTAGTAATGCGATAATTAGGATTGCCTAATGGCCGGGGTCGTTGTTGGCCTTGGAGGTTGGAATTCCTCTACTCAAGCGTGGGGGGATTCAACCTGGGGTAACAACGTCGCGGTATCTGGAGCAAGCTCGGGAATAAACTCTGTTACGGTATCCGCGGATGTTAACGTTCCGGAAACTGGATTAGAAGCAACTACGTCAGTAGGAACTGTAGAGGCTACTCAAACAGCCACGGTAAATCTTACTGGATTGTCAGCAACCGGGGCTATAAATGATGTAAGCGTTACTGGCGATTCTATTGCCTCTGCAACCGGACTAAGCGCTACACCTTCGGTAGGAAGTGTTTCGGTTGCTTTTGCTTATTCTGTAACAGGGCTAGAAGCTACTTCTAGTGAAGGGTCTGTTACCGTTAATGGGGATTCAAACGCTTCTGTTACCGGAATAGCGGCGACATCTGCGGTAGGAACCGTTGACGCTCGTGTAAATATAAACGCTTCTGTTACCGGGGTTTCGTCTACCACCGAGGTTGGTACAGTATCTGTAACCAGCATTACAAACATAAATGTTACAGGGCTGGAAGCTCAGTCTGAGGTTGGGACGCTTACCGCAGTTATACCTATTAACGTTTCGACTACAGGAATAGAATCTACAACATCTGTAGGGTCCGTATCCGTTTCAGCCGGTGCTGTTTCAAATGTTACTGGAACATACGCTACCGGGATTGTTGGATCGGTTACTGTAATTCAGGGAGCGACGGTAAATCCTATCGGATTAGAGGCCACTTCTGCGGTAGGAAATGTTATAGTATGGGGAAATATAACCCCAGACCAATCGCCAGAATGGGGCGGTATAACTCCGAGCCAATTGCCGGAATGGTTGCCTATAGCGGCATAATTATTTTTATTTTAATATAAGAGATCTTCGTAAAGGATATAACAAATGCCTAGTTCTTATACAACAAACAATGGTATTGAGCTAATTGCTACCGGAGAACAATCTGGCACTTGGGGAGATACCACTAATACTAACTTAAGTTTAATTGATACGTCTTTAGATGGTCAAGTAACTATTACTTTGCCAAGTGCGGGTACCAGTGGATCTCCAAATAATGTAGATATTGTAGATGGAACGTCCTCTGATGGTAGAAACCGCTTGATTATTTTTAATGACGGTTCTGATTTAGGCGCTACAGCTTACGTTCAATTGACGCCTAACGATGCGGAAAAGATTGTTTACATCCGGAATAATCTTTCTGGAAGCCGAAGCATTTTAGTTTTTCAAGGGACTTACAATGCGTCGAACGACTATGAGATACCTTCAGGAACAACTGCCGTTGTCTATTTCGACGGTGCCGGGACTGGTGCTGTTGCAGCTAATGTTTTTAACAACGCTTATTTTGATAGCCTTCGGTTGGGTTCTGTATCGGTTACCTCAATACTTGATGAAGACAACATGGGTTCTGACAGCGCCACTGCGCTGGCTACGCAACAATCTATTAAAGCGTATGTAGACAGTCAGGTTGGCACCGTAGATACACTTGCTGAGATATTAGCTAACGGAAACACCACCGGTGGCACAGATATAGCTGTTTCGGCGGCAGACGATATTACTTTTGCGGATAACTCAAAAGCTATTTTTGGTGCTGGGTCTGATCTACAGATTTATCATTCGGGAACTGACAGTTTTATAGCTGAGGCTGGTACAGGAAGTCTATTTATTCAAGGAGAAGATTTAACCTTAAGAGGGGCTGATGCTACTACACGCTATTTAACGGCGGTTCAATCAACCGGTGCTGTAACAGCTTATTATGGCAATTCCGCTAAACTCGCCACAACCGCAACAGGCGTTGACGTAACGGGTACTGTAGTTTCTGACGGCTTAACAGTAGACACCAACACACTTGCGGTTGACTCTACAAATAACAGAGTTGGTATTGGGACGAGTAGTCCTGCTACAGCACTTGACGTAACAGGCACAGTTACAGCTACTTCGTTTAGTGGTGATGGTTCTGGATTAACTGGTGTTGATCCGTTTCCTTCAGGCACTGCAATGCTGTTTCAACAGACATCTGCACCTACTGGCTGGACTAAGCAGACTACGCACAACGATAAGGCTCTGCGTGTGGTATCTGGTACAGCAAGCTCAGGCGGTACTACAGCGTTCTCTACTGCGTTCGGTACTCCTACGGTAAGTGGTACTGTTGGCATTAACGGTGACCCTGATGTGGGTAACTTGGCGGTTAGCGTGTCTGGTAACATTGCCAATACTACGCTTAGTGTGAATACGATTCCGTCACATAGTCATTTGCAATACGGAATGAAGCCTGTGAACACACCTAACGGGAATTATGCATCAGCACAATGGACTGGTGGCTCTGTTACCACAATGAGCACATCCAGCACAGGCAACAACGGTGCTCACAATCACAGCCACAACCTATCTGGTACGCTTAACGGTGCTCCATCAGCAGGTAACTTAGCAGGTTCGCTATCATCCGCTACAGCAGCTATTAACGTGCAGTACGTTGACCTAATCATCGCAACTAAAGACTGATTATGAAGCTAGAAGTTAAAAGCAATTGCCCGTTAAATAACTTTGAGCCGTGCAAGCAATTAGACTGTGCATGGTTCGTTCACATGCGGGGTGCTGACCCTAACACTGGAAAAGAGGTCGATGACTACGCTTGTGCCATTGCGTGGACACCTATGCTATTGGTTGAGAATGCGGCACAATCTCGTCAAACGGGCGCGGCTGTTGAATCATTCCGTAATGAGATGGTTAAAGGTGCTCAGGAATCACAGAAGTTATTACTAGCATCTATGGAGATTCAGAACGGCACACCTGAAAATATCATCAAACTGGTGAATAACGATGAGTAACTTTATAGCAATATACGAAGGCGCGGCATCTGATGATTATTGTGATCGCATGATTGCGCGCCTTGAAGAGCTAGACACTACATCATCGGGTCATGCTGACCGTGGCGAACAAGCCAATGGTGGACTAGAGAATCGTAAAGATGTGTCGTTTTACTTCGAGCGCGACTGTCAGTCATTAGCACAAGAGACAAATCAAGTGCTAGATGGCGCATTGGCTCGGTACATGGACGAGCATCCTGCATTGGGTATGAATCAGTTCTACTCACAATGTGTAAAAGTTCAGCGCTCACCACCAAAGGGTGGATTTCACCGTTGGCACTCGGAGCAGGGATCAGAGGGTTCTTGTGCTTCTCGTTGTTTAGTGTGGATGATCTACCTTAACGATACAGTAGAGGGCGAAGGCTTAACTGAGTTTATTGAGCAAGGTGTTCGTGTTCAGCCTAAGAAAGGTACGGTTGTATTCTTTCCGGCGGGATGGACTCACACGCACCGTGGCAACCCCGTTTACACTTGCACCAAGTACATAGCTACTGGTTGGTATTACTTAGCATAAGGAGAGATTATGCGTTTAACAATTATCCGTGACATGGGATTAGTTCATGTTGATGGTCGCGGCCATGATGAGCAAGATATGACAGGCGTACCAGAAAACGTACAAGCTGTTCAGTGGAATGGCGAGTCTGGTGAGATTGAGTTTGTTGATAACACTCCAAACAAAGAAATTGCATCGTTACCTGCTTGGGCAAGTGACAAGGCTACTGCAATGTCTACTAAACTTGCAGAAGAAGATGCTGAAGCTGCTCGTCTACAAGAAGAAGCAGAAGCATACGCTTCATCACCAGAAGGTAAAGCCGAAGCAATTCGTATGGAGCGTAATCAATTGATTGCTGAAACCGATTGGTGGGCATTGTCTGATGTAACTATGAAAGCAGAACAAGCTGCATACCGTCAAGCACTACGAGACATTACATTACAAGCAGGCTTTCCTGAGTCTGTTGAATGGCCTACTAAACCTTAAGGAATATAAAAATGGCAACATTTACATGGACTATCGCTAACCTAGAACGTAACACTGCGGATGGTGGTGTTAAAGATGCTTTAGGTGTAGATAGAGTGACAGAACTTCAAGAAAAGGTTTACAACGATGTTCAAGCACAAAAAGCACCTACACAACAATCAGGCGTTCCTTGGTAACTTAATTTATTTATAAGCGCTATGCCACTAACAAAGTTACAGTTTAAACCAGGTGTTAACCGAGAAACAACGTCCTACACCAACGAAGGTGGATGGTTTGATTGTGACAAGGTCAGGTTCCGTTTTGGATTTCCAGAAAAGATAGGGGGTTGGTCTAAACTGTCTAATTTTTATTTTTTAGGGTCTTGCCGTGCGCTGCACCCTTGGGTAGCTTTAGACGGTAGCCGCTATATTGGTGTAGGGACTAATTTAAAGTATTACATCAACCAAGGCGGCGGTTACACCGACATAACGCCTATTCGAGAAACAACGGCAGCTGGGGACGTCACGTTTTCTGCGTCAGCTAATACATTAGGCGCAAACGTTGGAATTGGCGATCTAACCATCACGTTGACGAGTGCTTCGGGCTTTCCCAGTAACGGCACCATTAAGATAAATAGTGAAATTATCACTTATGATGCCGTTTCTTCTAATACCTTAACGGGTTGTATACGAGGAGTTGATGGAACAACAGCGGCGGCTCATACTTCTGGAGATGCGGTAACTTGTGCAACGATCATTGTCACGGATAGTTCTCACGGGGCTTTAGACTTTGATTTTGTAACGTTTTCCGGTGCAGTAACTTTAGGAGATCAAATAACAGCGGATGTTCTTAACCAAGAATATCAAATCACGCACGTTATCGATAACAATAGCTATCAGATAGAGGCTAGAGAAGTATCGACTATAGATAGCATTACGACAAGTTCTGGGTTAGATCCTACTTATGTTTTTGCAAGTGCTTCTGATACCGGAAATGGCGGATCAAGTATAGTTGGCGCTTATCAGATTAATACTGGATTAGACAGTTCTGTTAATGGAACGGGCTGGGGTGCGGGTGCATGGTCCCGTGGTTCGTGGGGATCTTCTTCGTCAATTACGGTTGCAGGTCAACAGTTACAGATTTGGACTCACGATAACTTCGGTGAAGATTTATTAATTAACGTTAGAGATAGCGGTATTTACTACTGGGACAAGTCCTCTGGCTTATCTAACCGTGCTGTGGCTTTATCCTCGTTAGCTGGTGCTAATACTACTCCTACTGTTGCCAAACAGGTTTTGATTTCTGATAGAGATCGTCATGTGATTGCTTTTGGTTGTGATCCTGAAAACGATATTGGAACGCAAGATCCGTTGTTGATTCGTTTTTCTGACCAAGAGAGTTTGACAGATTGGTCCGCTACTGCGACTAATACGGCGGGTGATTTGAGGATTGGATCGGGGTCCGAGATTGTTACGGCGATTGAGACGAGGCAACAGCTTTTGGTGTTTACGGACGTGTCGTTACATGCGATGCAGTATTTAGGTCCTCCGTTTACTTTTGGTATTAACAGTATTTCTGAGAACCTTACGATTGCGGGTCCTTTGGCGGTAGCTTCGGTAGAGGACAACGTATTTTGGATGGGTCAAGAAGAGTTTTATGTCTATGGCGGTGCGGTACAAAGGATTCCTTGTACGGTTCGTGATTACGTATTTAGTGATCTTAATGAGGGTCAGTTTTCAAAGGTTGTGGCTTCGACTAATACTGCGTATTCGGAGGTATGGTGGTTCTATCCATCAGCTTCTAGCACGGAGTGTGATCGTTACGTGGTTTACAACTACCAGCAGAATATCTGGTATTACGGCACCTTAGATCGTACTGCGTGGATGGATCGTGGCGTGGAATCATATCCGATTGCCGCGAGTACGGATCACGCTTTGTATTATCAGGAGTTTGGGTTGGATGACGGTAGTGTGTCTCCGGCTGCGGCTATTTCTTCATACATTGAAAGCAGCCAGATAGACATCGGGGATGGGGATCGGTTTATGTTTATCCGTCGTTTGATTCCTGATATGACGTTTAGAGACAGTACGAATGATTCTCCTACGGCCACGATGACTTTAGAGGTTCGTAATTTCCCCGGAGCTAATTACTCGAAAACCACTGACAGTTCGGTGGTAAAGAGCGCTTCTGTGCCGGTAGAGCAGTTTACGAATGAGGTGGATGTTCGGTTACGGGGCAGATCGATGGCCTTCAAGATATCTGGGGATCAAACGGGATTGGCTTGGCGTTTGGGGTCTCCAAGGGTTGATATAAAACCGGACGGACGTAGATAATGTCAAGAAATCTAGTATTACCGTTTTTTCCGGTACCTCCCAATGATTATGATAGGCAATACATTAGTGAGGTGGTACGGGCATTTTCGGTGTATTTGGAGCAGATGCAAAACCCTGGAGAGGGTCGAAACACTTTTATAGTACTTACTAATTTACAGACTGATGATAGCGGATTAGAAAATGGGGCTTTGTTTCAACAAGAAGGTTTTGTTAAAATAGCCTTAATAAACATGCCTCACGTCCGTGGTCAGCAAGCAACAGGCTCCGTAGGGAGCGTAACGGTGACGACATGAGCGACGAGACAATTATTACTATGGCTAACGGCTCCCAATGGAGACCATCCACCAGCCAAGATCTCATTCATTGCGCTAATTGTGGCAATGCGGTGGACACCCCTGAAGAAATACTTTCATATCCTTCTGGAAATTGCCCAGATTGCGGTAATTCGTGGACGGGAGACGAAAGTAAAAGTACAATAATTCAAGTAACTATGCCCGAGAGCATATCTGGTGGAGCAGGCTGATGGCTGAGATGACCGCAGAATACGAAGAGATTCAAGTCCCTGATGGGGGCGTAGCTAGTTTTATGATGTCCGATGAGGACATCGCGGCGTTAGAGCGGGAAGAAGATCAACAACTTGTTGATGAGGCATACGGAGGCGAAGGGATCAGTCAGTTTACTGACGTAGCCTCCCAAATGGCAGCTTTGGGCCGATTTGGGGACGACGTTATTGTCCACGCCCAAACGGGTGAGCTTGTTATTCCTAAAAATATTTTAGACGAGAACCCTGAAATTAAAGAAGTTGTCTTTAGAGCCTTAGTTGCTCAAGGGATTGAAGATCCAGAGCAATACGTGGTTGGTTCGGGGGCAGCTTCGATTAACCCTGAAACGGGTTTAGCGGAATATGGCTTTCGTAGTTTTGTTAGGAGAGTTACTAGACCTATTACGAGAACAGTTTCTAGCGTAGCTAAAGGCGTAAAGAAAGTAGCTAGTCAAGCGGTTAAGGTTCTTAAAAAGGTTGCTCCGATTGTATTGCCTATTGCCTTGTCGTTGGCTTTTCCAGCATTGGGTGCTTATGGCGCAGCTCTAGGTTCTGGTATTGGTACCTTATTGCAAGGTGGCGATATTAAAGATGCCCTTAAATCTGCGGCTCTTTCTGGTCTTACAAGCGCGGCATTTACCGGGTTTACCGGTCCAGGTACTTTTGGAGAAAACTTTACCGGTGCTTTGTCTAATCCAGGTGCTCGCTTTGCTCAAGTTGGCGGTCAGATTAAGAGTGGTCTTAGCGGTCAAGGCTTTAACTTTGGTCAGCAGTTTGTTCCACCCGCTACCACCCCAGCTCAAGACACGTCTGTTTTTGGCGAATCGATTAGAAGCGGGGATGCCTCCACTGCATATCAAACGCAACCCATAACTGCCTCAGAGCAAATGGCCTCAGATTTGGGTACAACCACGGCATCTGGTCCAAAATCTTTAGCCGAGGCAGGTGCCGCGGAAGGTAGATTAGTTGGTAGACAGCCACCCCTTGATACGTCTGGTGCGACTTTTTCCGATGCAAATTACATTCAACCCGCTCAGGCTAACGTTCCGGGAGGTGGTGCTCCGGGTGCAGGAGCTATGGATCAAAGTGTTCGTAGCGCAGACAAATCTTTCTTACAAAGTGCTAAAGAAACTATTTTTGGTGCCCCAGAAAAAAGCGTATCCGATGTCTTAAAAGACCCAGCTTTCATAAAAGAATATGGGAATTTACCAACTACAGATAAAATACAGTTAGCAAAGGTTTTTTCTGACGAAACACAAAAAACTTTTCTTCAAAAAGTAGCTCCGTATGCTCTTGCGGGAGGTGCTTATTTGTACGGAACTGGAGGATTTGAAACCCCTCCAGAGGAAGATCCAGGTATTTTAGACAGAGATGCAGCGGGTAATGTTATTACCGGTGCGGATTTGTTTGCGGCTAATCCTCAGGACTTTATGGTAGACATAGGCACAGCCGAGTCAACGTACTTCCAGCCGCAGACACCGTATTATTCGTCATATAACGCACCTTTGTATCAAGCTCCAACACAAACCGCTTACTACAATCCATTTGAACTACCCTCTTACGGGTTACAGCAAAGCACTCCTAGTTCCTCAAGTCCTTTCTACCGTCCACCTGTTCAAACTGCGGCAAAAGGTGGAGAAATATTCCCTCGTCGAAATGGCGGAATCATGCCAGATGAGGGCGTACCTGGGAAAGATAGCGTTCGAGCGATGTTAATGCCCGGTGAGTTTGTCATGACCACCGACGCAGTAAAAGGTGCAGGAGGTGGAGATTTAAGGCGAGGAATAAATCGAATGTACGATGTCATGGCTAACCTAGAGCGTAAAGGACGGATGGCATAATGGCTACTGAAACCACCACACAAATAGTCCGTGAAGCGCCTGAAATAGAGGCTATAAAACTAGGGCTTTTAGAATCCGCAAAACAATTAGCTGATAAACCCGTAAGTCTTCCAGCGCAACAAATAGCGGGTCTTTCTCCGTTACAGCTTGCGGCTTTTGGCGCTGCCGAACAAGGTATTGGTGGTTTCCAGCCGTACCTAACCGAAGCTGGTTATACATTAGGTGATGCTCAAACTGCATTAGGCGGTGTCATGGCCGGTGCCAGTCCCTTTCAGCAAGAATCCTTGGCGGGGTTAAGAGGTGCTCAGGCCGGTATACAGCCTCAAGTGATGGCTGGACAACAAGGTGTGCAAAGTGCTTTGGGCTTAGGTCAAGGTTACACAGCAGGTGCGATTTCCGGATTAGGTCAGGCTGCGGACACCGGCCAACAAGTGGCACAGCAAGCGAGATTAGGCGCTCAAGGTATTGGCGCACAGGCTATGCCGCAATTTGGTCAAGCAACTCAGACCGGGATTGGTGCTTATCAACAAGCCCTTCAAGGCTTATCTGGTACCACAGGACAGTTTGATCCATCCCAGATTTCTACGTACCAAAGTCCTTTTGAAGACCTGGCCGTACAACAGGCTTTAGCTGACATTGCACGTCAAGGTGACATTCGACAGCAAGCGCTTGGAGCGCAGGCCGCGGCCAGTGGTGCGTTTGGCGGGTCTCGTCAGGCGGTAGCAGAACAGGAGCTTGGACGTAACGTTTTGGAACAGCAAGCACGGACCGCGGCTCAGATGAGAGCAGCTGGATTTGAGAGTGCGGCACAACGGGCACAGCAGGCGTTTGAAGCGCAACAGGCTAGAGGTCAGCAGGCGGCTCAACTTGGAGGTCAACTTGGGTTGAATACTGCTCAGTTACAAGCGGCTAATGCACAGGCTTTGGCACAGACGGGTCTTAACCTTGAGCAATTATCCGCTCAGACGGGCATGTCGGCAGCTCAATTGGCTGGTCAGATGTCTGGTCAAGCTGGTCAATTAGGACAAGGACAGGCTCAATTAGGTGTTACTGGGGCGCTTGAGGCCGGTAAGTTAGGTCTTAGTGGTCAACAGTTAGGTGGTCAATTGGCCGAAGGTATTGGCGGACTCGGTACACAATACGGTCAGCTTGGGCTACAACAAGGTGAGGCGTTGGGTACGCTAGGCTTGAGACAGGCTTCTCTTGGTCAGCAGCAACAGGCGTTGGGTCAACAGGAGGCTGGATTCTTGTTTGATATTGGTCAGAAGATGCAACAACAGCAACAGGCAGAGCTTGAGGCACAGCGTCAGACAGCGCTTCAGCAAGCTTACGAGCCATATCAGCGTCTTGGTTTCTTGTCTGACATTTACAAGGGTGCTCCTTCTAGTCAGATGTCTTTGACAGGAACAACTACACCATCAGTTTCCACGGGAGAGAAGATTCTCGGATTGGGTATCGCAGGTCTTTCGGCAGCAGCCGGAGCAAGTAAAGCGGGGTTATTTTAATGAATAGAGAATTAATGGCACGGCAGATGTTTGCCAAGGGTGGCGCAGCTTTTCCTGATCTTAGCGGTGATGGGCAAGTGACGCAGAAAGATATTTTGATGGGTCGTGGGGTGATACCGATGCAGGAAGGTGGGGTTGCTCCTGGAGATCCAGAGTTTGCTTCTACACCTCGTACCGAGGAAGAGCGTCGGATTCTGGAAGAAATGTATCGGCAGCAAGAAGCTGAACGTCGTATGCAAGAGGGCCTAGACCGAGCTCGAAGAGAGCAAGAAGAGATGGATCGAAGCTACATACAACAGTTTATGGATTACATTAAAGGGCGGCCTGAATTTTCTCCGGGTGATACAGACGGTGGTAGCATACAGGACTTTGCCTACGGCGGTCAGGTAAACTACATGCAAGAAGGCGGCATGGCTCCGGTCAATCCAATGGTTGGGATGCCTGCCCCACAAGATTCGGCGATGCCCCCGATGGCACAAGCGGGGGGAATAGATCCAGCGATCATGGAGCAAATGTTGATGCAGGCTCAACAAAGCATGACGTCGCTAGATGACGCCGAAAGTGCTGAAGAAGTAATGAACGCGATGCGCGGAGACGAAGCCAGTGTTGAAGAGCGTCGGATGGAATTAGCCGATATCGTCGGACCAGAAGATGCACAACAAACACCAGAGTCTGTCTTGACTTTGGTTCAGCCGGTCATGATGATGGCACAGGTTGATCAAGGGATTGGCGGACTAGCACAAGAGCAGATGGGACAACCGGTCTCAGGAGACATGGCACAAGGCATTATGTCTACGGTTGACATGGGCGCTGAGGAGGGCCCAGCTCCTGTAAATTTTAAATATGGCGGTGTGGTTGGAATGCAAGCGGGTGGAGATCCACTCACCGCCAGTTATCAATCACGATTACCCTTATACGAGCAAATTGCTGGTATAGACCCGGCTGAGATACAGAGACAAAAAGAATTAGATCAAGCTCAAATGCTTTTTGCTTTAGCTCAGGGTGGATTACAGTTAGCATCCCCCGCAGATCGTCGTATGAGCACGGCTGAAAAATTAGCGCTGGCAGGACAAGGCGTACTACAAAACATTAGTGGTATAACGGCTGGAGCCGCTCAACGTAAAGCTCAACAAGATGCAATAATGAGACAAGCTAAATTTGGTGCGTTACAAGCAGCCGAGGCTGACTTGACGGCAAAAGCTAAAGCTGCTCAAGAGTTAAAAATTCAAGAAATAAAAGGTGCGCAAGACTTAGCTAAGATGGAGCGCCAAGCTGTTCTTGATACAAATGTACAGAGTGTTTTAGAGGGATTAAAACAAAGGGGTCGTATTGAGCTTAAAGGGATAGAGGGCGCTCAAAATATGACTCTGGAAGAGTTAAAGCAGAGCGGAGCTATTACTTTAGAAGACTATCGTCAAGTTAATCGTCAAGCGTTACAACAGATGCAAAACGATAACGCTAAAGACATAGAACTGTTACGTCAGAGTGGTCAAAAAGATAATCTTGTTCTTGCGGATAAACTAGAAAAAGAAAACATTAAGATTAGAGCAAACATTAAGCTTAATGAAATGAACGTAGCTAACGAGTATGACTTGGCTAAAATGGACAAAGCTCATGAGCAGGCTATAGAGCTTAATAATACGAATAATGCTCTAAAAGAAAAGCTGGCTGACTTAGACAGAGAAATATCTAACCGTCGCTTAGAGCTCGATACAAAACGAGCAGAGGTTGATCAAGCTCAAGGCGAAAGAAAACTTGAGCTTCAAGCCGAAGTTAATCGTATGCAGTCCGAAATGAATGCGTTTGAAAAACAATACAAGACGGACAAGTTAGATATCGAAAGGGTTGCGGCAAGACTCACGCGCTTAGGAACAAGTACAGACGCTAGGATTACAACGTTGGTGTCTGATCCTGAAAGAATTACTGCGTATGCTATGGGAACCTTGGGTCCAGAAGAGACCTTAGAGCTCAATCAAGCTATTGCTTACTACAATGCTCCGAAATCTGTGTGGAGTGAAGAAAAGAAAGCTTTCGTTATTGTGCCGGGTAATCCTTTGTCTAACGAACTTCAAACTGCTATAAGGATACGTCAGGATAACCAACTTTCTATCCCGAACATCAAGTTAGACGGAGGGTCCCCTTCCGATACCTCTACCACGGATGCTGGTACCAAAGAGGATCAGAAGGAAGTAGTGGTTAGCCAAATAATGAAAGGGATTGAGGACCCACAAAGCGCTTTTGGTACGGAAGGATTTCTTAAAAATTTCGCTAATACCGTGGCGGAAGTCTTCTTTTTCGGAGCGCCCTTTAAAGCAGAAAAGGAAGCCATTGCGGGTTCTGAGGCTCTTAATACCAAGTTCGTTCAAGTATTTCAGCGTTCCGCTGAATTACGCGATAGTGTAATGCAGTTGCAAATGTTAAAAGATTTAGTTCCTTCCCCTAAGAATTTGTTTATGGGACCAGAAGCAGCCGGAGCTAAGGTTACACGAGTCTTAGGTATGATTGATGAAGCAGAGGAAGCCCTTCGAACTAAATTAGAGGATCCTAATTCCCCTTTAACCGCTGCGCAAGTAAGCGAAGCTCAAGGATATTTAACTGATTTAAGTCAACTAAAGGCGGGATATAAAGTTTTTGATAATGCTTACAAACAGATGTCTGCAAGTGATGAAAAAGTAGACGCCTTGAGGAAAATGCTTAACTTAGGAAATCGTTCTAAGCGGGAAGATTAGTAATGGAAAATCAAATTAAGATAGATCCAGTAGTGATCGGTAAAGATCAAATGGACCAAATAACTCGTTTGTTTTCCAGCGAGTCTGGAGGGGCGGAACCGGTTTTAGCAAGACAGCTTACTAACGAAGTTTCTGTTGACTACCCCGAATTGATTACTTATGAAGGGTTAAAAGACGGTACCGCTAAGTTATTTGACACCTTACCTTCTTTCCAATCGATGTCCCCAACAGACCGTCGGTTGACTGATTCTCAGATTATTTCTTTATTTGCCGTAGACGAGCAAGGAGATCCAATTAAGGAAGGCACTTTTGCTGGAGGGTTTGCCCGTGAAATTGGACCTCAACTAACTAGTATGGGCGGTGCTTATTACGGAGCTAAAACTGGAATGGCTCTTCAAGCTCCTATACCTCCCGTAACACCTTGGTCGGTTGTGGCAAAGGTTGCTATACCAACCGTGACTACAATTGCAGGAGCTTTAGGTCTTTACAACGTAGGTAAAGAAGGCGTCGATCTTATCATGGGCCCCGAAAAGCCAATCACACCGGGATCGAGAGCAGCTTATGAAGCTGGTAAGACTGCCGCTGGAGCGGCAGGTTGGCTTCCAATGCCTTTCATGATTTCTAAAAACGTAAGTTTTGGAGCAGCCCAACTTTTAGATAATTTGGCCGAAGGAGTTAAGGGTCCTTTAAGCACTCGATTAATTGCCGGAGTTGAACGTTTGTTAAGCAAGACGGGTACAGCGGCCCGTAAGGAAAAACCGCGTACTGCTTTTGTTGAAACAGTAGCAGGTACCGGAGCTGCCGCCGGAACGTATTTAGCGGAAACTGTAGACCCTGGCGATGCAAGCACCCGATTAGCTTTGGAGATACCCGGTGGAATAGCTGGTGGAATTTTAGCGGATCGGCTCGCTTCTATAGTACCAGCAGTGAAATATTTAAAAGAACAATTCGGAAAACTTACACGCGGAGAATTTCAAATTAGAAACCGTCGCCAACAACAGGCCGCGTTTCGCATAGTAGATATATTAGAATCGGAAGGTGAAGATGTTGCCGCAGTAATTGAGCGTTTGTCTTCTAAAGAATTTCAAGATGCCTTGATAGACCCCGACACAGGCAAGCCAATTACGTTGACCGCAGGGATGAAAGCTAACAGCCCTGGATTGTTAGCTATAGAAGCGTCTTTAACTCAAACGAGCCCCGGCTTAGGTAAAGAAAGAATAGCTAAAAATGTTCAGGCTAATAACGCTTTGCGAAATACAATTGCGGCGTTGGTAGCTACTGGGGACCGCAATGCTTTACAAATTGCCGCTCAATTGGAAGAAGATGTTTTTTCAGCTAGTTTAAACGATAAATTAGCTAGGGCAGCGGACAATGTTGTAAAAGCGTCAGAACGGGTAAGAGGTGCGGACCCTGAAAGTAATATGGAGTTGTCTCAAAAACTTTTTGAGGTTGCCTCATCTCAACTCTCTCAAGCTAGAAACGTAGAAAATAGGTTGTGGGCAGCCGTTGATGATTTAACTATTGACGAGTTTTTTGATGTTGATGGTAATGAATTAGATGTTCCTAACTTTATCAGTGCTTGGGATGAGTCTATTCCGGTTACTAAAGAAGCCGCGGATGAAATAAAGTCTAAATTAGGACGACTAACGGCTTTTGTTGAGCGAAAGAAAAAAGAACTTGGCTTAGAAGAAGCCGCAGAAGAAATCGGAGAGGAAGCCGCGGAAGCCGTAGAAGAAGAAATTACCCCCTTAACGGTAAATGAAATAAAAGAAATGAGAACGCTGGCTTTAGGTTTATCTAGGCAGCTTAGTGCTTCTCAGGATTTTAATGCTGCTAGGGTGGCTTCTAATTTTGCTAACGGTCTATTAGACGATTTAAACAACAGCATTCCAACCGGTGAAAACGCAGCTTACGACATAGCTCGGGCATACTCTCGTTCTTTAAATGACGTTTTTACCAGAGCTTTTGCGGGTCGCATTTTTGACAAGAGTAAAACCGGTGCAAATCGTTTATCCCCAGAACTTCTTGCACAAAGGTTACAGAGCGGTGGTTCAGACCCAACGTATTTAAGGGTTAAACAAATAAATGACATAGGTCAGTTTGCTATTGATAATGGTTTTGAAGGAGCACAGGATTTAGCTACTACCATTCGTGGCACTCAAGAGATGATTATCCGAAACGCTAGGGCTGCTGCATTTGACCCTAACACGGGGGAGATTAACTTAAAGTCTTTACAGAGATGGGTAAATTCTAATAAAGAGTTATTGGACACTTTCCCTGCATTACGGGCCGATTTAAAAAATGCGGAACGAGCGACTGTTGTTTTGCAAGGAAGACAAGCTCAAAATAAAGCCGAGCTAGACAAGTTAAAAGGCGAGATAACCTTTAGAGATTTATTGCCAAACAACACAGAAAGCCCAACGTTTGTTGTTGCAAGAGCACTTAGCTCTGGGCAAAAAGCTCCGCTCAAATCTTTAAATAATTTGTGGAGAGTAGTTGAAAAAGCTCCGAAAGAGTTACAACAAAATGCAGCGTCTGGCTTAAAACACGCTATCTTAGAGTGGGCGATGACAAAGGGAGGTGCAACTAGCCGTACTTTTAGCCCTAGAGCTATGTACGATAGCCTATTTAGCAAAATACCTAATGCTAATTCCGACATCAGTGTCGTAGATTGGATGTTAAGTAAAGGTGCCATTGAACAAAAACAAGTGGATAAGTTGAAGCAATATTTGACGGAGATGGTTCGACTTGAGATCATGGACTCACAAGGGACTTTAAAAGATATTATAGAAACAGCTAGTCCTTTAGCTTTGTTTTATCAAAGAGTTACCGGTTCGGCTTTAGGAGGTTTTGTCGCAAAGATGACCGGAGATCCACAGTCTTTGATCGCCAGAAGCGCCGGTTCTCAGGCTTTACAAAACCTGTTTGGAAGAATCCCAGAAAGCATGAAGATGGATGTAATGTCGGAATTAATGGAAAATCCAGATCTATTAGCCCTGTTAATGTCTAAACCTAGAACAGACAAACAAAAGTTTAGGCTAACCGGAGCGTTAAGACGCATGTTGAGAGGGCTGGGTTTTGTAGGAAACGTAGAACAAGCACCACGTCGAGCGGTCCCTCAAGTGATACGAGAGGATGAAGTAGAAGAAGTGGAGCTAGAGCAAGACGTGCCCGGTGTATCCAGCCCCTTAACTGAAAGAACACCCGCCCTTCCCACGCGGAGTGCCGCTGCACCTAGACCGAGTCCAATTGTAGTCGCGCAAGCGCCCGTGGTTTCAACACCACCGGCACAACAAGCACGGCCCGCGGACCGGTCTAGATTTGCAGCGATGTTCCCAGAGGATGTAACCTCTTCTTTGATTAGGTCTCAAGGTATAGAAAGTTTGTTAGGCTAATGGCTATCCCACGTTTTAGTTTTGGTTCAGGCGCAAGCGGGTTATATAACCCGAATCAGGTTCTTGTACCTACCACGTTGACTTCAGAAGATCGAGCTAAAGCTGAGGACTATAAAACTCGGTCAGAAGCTTATGACGCTGCTGTAGAAAAGTATAAAGCAGAAGTTGATGCTTACAATAAAGCTATAGAAGCCTACAATGCGGGTCCTAGAACAAGCGCATTTACACAAACGGCTCCGACACAACCAGCTGATCCAGGGTTTACCCAAGAGGAACTGGATGCGTTTAACACTGCGGCTCAAAACAGGGCTCAACAATTACAAGTGGCTAGGCAAAATGCTGTAAACATTATTCAGAATCCTGCGGGGTTCTCTCAACAATACGGGGTTGGCTCTCTTAGCTTTGCATCAGGAGGTTTTGTGCCTAATTCCCCCTTTGGAAATTCGTTATTTTCACGTCTGAGCAGCCTTTCGCCAACCACTCCCCCCTCTCCGTATAGTTCAACAACACAGAGTGACGTAATGGGTGTGGGTGGTGGAATCGGTACTCCTATGATGGGTAGCCCTATGATGGGTAGCCCTATGATGGGTGGAATAGGTAGCTTACCTTTCAACGGTTTATCCCAAGGTCCTAGTGATCGTAGAGTTATGCCCCGTGGGGGAAATCCTTCTGGGCTAAGGCAATATGGTAATTATTTAATGAACACCTATGGGGCTCAAGCACAAAGAGACTTGCAGAGACAAGCTTCTCAAGAAACAGCTCAAAAAGTAGGGGACTTTTTACAGCAGGTTGATACTTTAGAGAAGGAAACTTTTGGGCAACCACAGTATATGGGCGGATTCAATCAGTCTCCAACTATGGGCGGATTCAATCAGTCTTCAACTATGGGAGGGCTTGGATCTTCTATTCCACCAATAGCCGCAATGATGGAAAAAGGTGGCGAGGTGACAAAAGATAATGTAGCCGAATTAAACCCTTACGGAATTCGATACAGTGGAGATACTAGAAACGTTATAAGCGACTCATTAAAAGGTAAAGGATACTTTGGTGAGCTAACTTCACCTAGTGGTCAGGCGGTAACCGAATACTCTTTATACGACAGTGATATCGGAGACTATCCTTCGATTGTCCCAACGCTAACGAGAGAAGAGATAAATGACACCGTTATGAGATCTTCTCGTCAGTTGCCTCCGTCAGAATCTGTAGTTATGAAAGCACGAAGACACGCAATGGAACGAATAGCAGAAGGTAAAAGTCCTTTTGCTGGTCGTACCGAGTTACGTTTCCCCGTGCCTTCAGAAGCAGACCAAGATATGGTCAGCCGTATTCAACGTTTCCTAGAAAAAAATCGCCCCTAATACACCGCCTAAAAAGATACATACGGCGACATAAAACCACTCTTCGTTTTCCGACTTAAAGTCAGACGCCTTTAGGTCGTAGCCCAGTGCGTCTCGGGATGTTCGATTAAAACGTAATGTCCAGTTGCTGTTGTCTCTCATAACTCCTCCTTAAAGTAACCAATCACGGGCATCTTCGCCTAGAACCTGACCCGCTATATCAATTTTGTTTTTCAATGCACCTAGAATTTTTTCGTCGATTGTCTGAGGTGACACAAGATCAATGTATGTCACCTTGTTAGTCTGGCCAATACGATGCGCTCTGTCCTCAGACTGCAAGCGGATCTCCAAGTCATAACTGTTGCTGTAATAGATCACCGTGTTCGCGGCAGTCAACGTAATGCCGTAGCCTCCGGTCCGTGGTTGACCCACAAAAAACCGTAATGGACTATCTTTATCTTGGAATCTCTCCACAATCTCTTGACGTTCGTCCTGTGGGGTCTCGCCGTAGTAATTAGCCACGGAATCCTCACCATACTTCTCGGCCAACGCCTCACGGATCTTTTTGATATCATGCGTGTACGTGGCCCAGATGATCGCCTTGCCTTGTACCTCATCAATTACCTCCATTAATTCAGGTAATCGATGATTCGGGATAGGCTCAATCTCACCTTCGTCTGGCTGTAAGAAACCACAACATATTTGTTGCAACCGCATAATCTGAGTCAAGACACTAGCGGTCGTAGCCAACTCACCGTTATCGAGTTTAGCCAATGCTAGTTTTTTCATTTGCATGTATAGCTTCGTTTGCTCTTTGGTCAGATTTACGTTTCGACGAATGTAGACTTTATCCGGAAGATCTAAACAGTCTTCTTTTAGTATGCGGTTACTAAACCGGTCAAGCCTTTGATTTAATTCATCTAATCTGCGATAACCGACAATCTGCTGAAAGCTACGATGGCCCATTGTCCGTTGTTGTGTGTTCGCGTAGCGACCTTGGAATGCGTAGTAACTGTTGTATCCAAGACACTTAGGAGACAGAAACTCACACTGACTAAATAGATCCATCGGACTTTTGGTGACCGGAGATCCTGTCAAAATACGTCGATACTTGCTGACATTCTGCAACGCAATAATGTTCTTGGTCCGTTGCGCCTGTCTGTTTTTAATTGTCGTGCTCTCGTCAACAATCACCATGTTGTCAGGATTCTTGGATAAAAATACTTTGGCGATCTGCACACCCTTTCGAGTGCTGAAAGCTTCGACGTTCATGACAAAGATTTTCATGCCGTCAAACGGGTCGAGAACAAACGGTTCAAGCTCGTCGTGAAACTTTTGTGTGATATTCGGTTGCCAACGCACGATCTTTCGCGGTATTCTTTTGGGAAGATGGACGGGGACCTCTTTCTTAACCCAGTTATCGAATACCCCTTTCGGTGCGATAACTAACACAGCTTTGATCTTTTTGGCTTCATACAGAATGCCCATAGTATCAATCGCTACTTTTGTTTTACCAGTACCCATTTCCATGAACAGCGCGTAATAAGGCGCGGCCCACGAATCACGGATCACGTTTCGTTGGTGATCAAAGGGTTCTGTTTCAAATTTGTAGTCTTTCAAAATAATTCCTCTTGTGGTTGACATTTCTAGGATAATGTTTAATATACGCATTTGTCAAGGCCAGATATGGTCTTTAACAACGAAAGGAGGAACTATGGACTTGACAGCGTTAATGGAGCAGGAATCAAAACCGAAAAGTTCGGTGGAGAGCCTGAGCCAAGATGGACTCAAAAGTGTAGCAGACACTGCAACTAAGATCAGAGACAAAGAAAACTTGATTGCAGAGTTAGAAGAAAAGTTGTCAGCAGAAAAGAAAGCTTTACTTAAACTGACTGACGAAGATTTACCGGGCATGTTTCTAGAATTAGGTTTGAACAAGTTGGAGCTTGAAGATGGTTCGACCGTCGAGGTGAAGCAAACGTATGGCGCTTCTATCAAAGTCGATAATCGTCCAGCCGCTTACGATTGGCTTCGTGATAACGGCTATGACGACATCATCAAGAACACCGTCGCTTGTTCATTCGGACGGGGAGAGGATGAAGTTGCAAAACGTTTTGCAGAGTTCGCCTCGCAACATGGCTTTGATGCTCAGACTAAAACAGATGTTCACCCACAAACACTTCGGGCTTTCATCAAGGAACGGGTAGAGGCTGGTGATGAATTCCCAATGGAATTGTTTGGAGCTTGGGTAGGACAACGTGCAACCATCAAGAAAGGTAAAAAATAATGGCTAAGACCGAAGTAGCAAAGCAAAAGCAGAACGGCGTGACCGTTTTCGATCCATCCATCTTTGAGGCTGATGCTGGCAAAGGAATGGAGAACGTAGGGCAAGAGGATCTTGCACTACCGTTTATTAAGGTACTATCAGGTAATGATCCCGTACTTGATGAAAACGAGGAGGCTCGCAAGGGTGATATTTACAATACCGTTACTGGGAAAATCTACAAGGGTAAGACAGGTATACGGGTTATTCCTTGTGCTTATCAGCGTAGGTTTATTCAGTGGGCTCCACGTGGTAGCGGGACCGGCGCACCTAGCGCTATCTACACACCTCAAGATGAGAGACCAAAGACCGAAAGGTCCCCTGACGACAACAAGGATTATGTAGTCGGCACTAATGGTGAGTACATCGAAGAGACACACCAACATTTCGTAGTTGTGTTAAACGATGATGGCACTGCGGAAACTGCGTTGATTGCAATGAAGTCAACACAGCTTAAGAAGTCTCGTAAGTGGAACTCGATGATGGCCTCGCGGGTGATGCAAGGTGCTAACGGTGCTTTCACGCCACCTCGGTACAGCCACATATATCTTTTGAAAACAATCCAAGAGGAAAACTCAAAGGGTTCTTGGCACGGTTGGGAGATGTCGCTTGAAGGTCAGATCGAAGACGCGGCTCTTTACACTCAGGCTAAGAAGTTTTCTGAGGACATCCTTGCCGGAGACGTTGTAGTCAAGCACGTTGGTGAGACCGATGACAGTGATGGAGATTCAATACCATTCTAATCATCGGAGGGCGGGGCAACCCGCCCGACCAACGTGGGAGACTTTATGTCAATTGAAAAGTTTGCAACTATCTTTGAAGGACTGAAATCCGCATACGGATTCTTCAAGATAGAAAAAGAAAAAGCCAATGGCAAAAAAGCGGGGAGAGCGGGTGTTATCCGCGAAGAACCTACGCTAAAATTATTTGAAGACCACATCGAGGGGAAAGATGGTCTTGGCATTATCCCAATTAACGAACAGGATTCTTGTAAGTGGGGTTGCATTGATATCGATCAGTACCCGCTCGACCATGCGGCACTCGTTAAAAAAATACGCGATCTCAAGATCCCTCTTGTCGTCTGCCGATCTAAGTCTGGCGGGGCGCACTGCTTTCTATTTAGTAATGAATGGGTCTCAGCTCAAGACATGCAAAAAGCCCTTAAGAATATATCTGCGGCTTTGGGTTATGGCGAAAGCGAGATTTTCCCGAAACAAATTCGATTACATTTAGACCGCGGAGATGTTGGTAACTTTCTAAACCTACCTTATTTTAACCGTGAGGACGGATTACGTTACGCATTTCTCGACGACGGTACGTCAGCCACGCTCGATGAGTTCTACGAACTATACGATAAGTTTGTACAAACCTCAGAAGAGATCACAAAGCTACAACAGATCAGCGAGGCCAAAGAAACAAAGCTCTTGGCCGACGGACCACCGTGCTTACAGATACTGAGCAGACAAAAAATATCTGAGGGTGGTCGTAACAATGGGTTGTTTAACATGGGTGTGTACCTACGCAAGGCTCACCCTGACTCGTGGGAATCAGAAATATTAAAATACAATTCTGATTTCTTCGCACCACCTCTTCCATTGGGAGAGGTCAACATAGTAGCAAAACAACTTACGAGGAAAGACTATGCGTATAAGTGTGGTGATGCTCCTATTAATGCTCACTGCAATAAAGACCTGTGTCGGACGCGTAAGTTTGGTATCGGAGCAGCCGCCGCGGGAGCAACAATTGCTAACCTACGAAAGTACAACGCAACTCCACCCCTTTGGTTCTTAGATGTAGACGGGGAGCCGTTGGAATTAGACACGGATGGATTGATGAGCCAAGGTGCTTTCCAGAAAGCTTGCCTTGAGCAACTCAACTTTATGCCTCGCACGATGAAGAAACAAAACTGGGAGGGGCGCATCAGTGGTCTTTTGGCAGAGATGAAAGACAACGAAGGTGCGATTATCGAAGTGTCACAGGACGTGACCTCGGTCGGACAGTTCTACGATTACTTGGAAGAGTTTTGTACGAACATGCACCAAGCGCAAGACAAAGAAGAAATCTTATTGCGTCGCCCTTGGACCGACGATGAACACGACCTTACTTACTTTAGGTTGAAAGACTTTGAAGATTACCTAAAGAAGAACAAGTTCTTTGAGTTCAAGCGCAACAAGATTGGTAAGTACATCAAAGATATTCAGGGAGAGAACATAGTCATGAACATCAAGGGAAAATCAGTGCGGGTTTGGAAAATACCTAGATTTCAGAACCAAGAAATACAGGTCAGCATACCCAAGTTTAAACAGAAGGAGTCACCGTTTTGAATCCAGAACAACGTGATAAACGCATTTACGAAATGCACACCCAAGAACATCGAACGCTTACCGCAATCGGTAAACACTTTGGCTTGACCAAAGAGCGTGTACGACAAATTGTAAACAAGCACCGCGATGTTCAGGATCTTCGGACCCCCAGGAACGGGTAAAACAACAACCCTTCTAAACATGGTGGATAAAGCACTCTCTGAGGGTATGGACCCGAAGGAGATTGCCTTCCTCGCGTTTACGAAGAAAGCCGCAACGGAAGCGAAAGAACGTGCGGCGGCTCGCTTTGGGTTGAACCCCAAGACGGACCTGTTGTATTTCCGAACGCTACATAGTCTTGCGCTCACGCAAACGTCTATTAGTTTAGAGAGCGTGATGAGTGATCAACACTACCGAGAGTTGGGTCACCGCATTGGGATCGAGCTTAACGGCGCACGGAACACGGACCTTGATGACGATATATACACCATAGCCAATAAACAGAATCCGATTGTCACGCTAATCAATCTGGCTCGTGTGAAGAAAGTACCCTTGCGACAAGAGTACAACCGAAGCAACTTATCCATGCCGTGGAGTGAAGTCGATTATGTAGATCGAGCCTTGAAAAGCTACAAAGAAACGATGGGGCTTTATGACTTTACTGACATGCTCCAGATGTTTATTGACGAAAGTGACAAGTGTTGCCCACGTTTTAAACTGACCTTCCTAGATGAAGCGCAAGATTTGTCACCACTGCAATGGGATATCGCACACATTTTGTCAAAGCATTCGGAACGGATGTATGTTGCGGGTGATGATGATCAGGCCATTTACAGATGGGGCGGTGCGGACGTGGATCACTTCATCAGTCTAAACAGTCAGTCGGAAACACTACAACAATCGTACCGTGTACCGAGTTCCGTGCACCGTCTTGCGGAGAACGTGGCAAGTCGTATCTCTGGCCGATTCCCAAAGACATATCTACCGCGTGAAGAAGAAGGTGCGGTTGTTCGCATCAACGGTATTGAATCATTAGATATGTCAGAGGGCGAGTGGTTAATCCTATCTCAAGCTGGGTATCACCTACAGGCTATTGCGACGGACCTCAAATCGGGTGGATACCTATTCAATTACCGCGGCTCACGGTCCATTAACGAAAAGATATCGGATGCTGTGCGTGGTTGGGAAACGTTACGCAAGGGCAAAGAGATTTCTGGAGACATTGCGCGTAAGATATACGGCTACATGTCAATCAACAAAAGAATTCAACGCGGGTTTAAAAAGCTCCCCGCTCTTGACGATACCGATCTTGTTACGTTTGATCAGCTAGTCAACAACCACGGGTTATTGGCGAGCAAGGACATGATTTGGTCAGAGGCGATGGACAAGCTACCCGAGACAGATCGTGCGTACATCACCGCATTGTTGCGGCGTGGTGAGAAGTTCACGGGAGTGCCTCGGATTACAGCGTCCACGATCCACGGCTCAAAATGTGGTGAAGCGGACAACGTTGTACTGCTCACGGACCTGAGTCCGGCGGCTGAAATGGAAATGAGAATTAACCCTGACGATACACACAGGGTTTTTTACGTTGGTGTCACAAGAGCAAAGAAGAACTTGTACATCGTTGATCCACAGGACTTAGCGAGGAGTCATAACTTATGAACTGTTGGCATTGCAATCATGAATTA